TTATTTACCAAATTGACCTTTCATCCAACTTTCAAGCTCTTTTGCAATCAACTCAGGAAATCCAGCCTGTGTATTTTGTCTTGTTCTATATGAACCACCCCATGATGGTGGCAAGTTAGTGCCATAACATACTGGTTCTGCATAAGGTTTATTATTTATGATTGTTCCTTTAAATTTTTTAATTTCTGTCTGCCAAGCCTCACGAAGCTCTCCGCCAGTTCCACGATCTAATAAGGCTTTTTTAAAAGGTACTACTTGACCATTCGGCAACGTAAAGAAGTTTGGAATCGAATCTAAATCTGGGTAATTATCTAAAGAAAAAACAGGTGTTGCTTTTTTTACTCTTTTAGTCCACTCCAAAGTCGTAGCAGCTACAAGGTCAACAACATCCTCCTCAAAAAAATTATTTATCTCTGTAAGTTTTATTTCTCTAGCCATGTTTACCTCAAGATTAGATCAAAACTTACAGCAATATTATTTTGTTCATTCGTTATAACTTGAATAATTTTAAATTCTACGCTACTAATCACAACTCTATCTTTTGTAGTAGGTGCAAATGTAAGATCACCAGCAGATATAGTCAGCCTTTTGTCCTGTGACTCAATCAAATCATTTACCTCATTGCGAGCAACATTACTTACAACACCTTTTATAGTTGTATCAGATGTTGATTCAGTGATAGCTCCTGTTGTGGTGTTATAACTTCCAGCCGTTACTTGCCTGATAGTTACATCACCGCCAAGTTTTTTTAATGAAGCACTAGCCGCTTTTTTTAGTGCATTAGCAAGACTCATAATCTATATGCAATGACTTGACCACTAGCAAGAGTGATACTTGTAATAACACCACAAACCTCTGTTGAGGCTTTCATTTCAATTCCATTAATAGTTGCAGACCCATTTTCTGTAATGTTCTCAGCGACAAATGTAGCCTCTGAATCTTTTAATGCGTGAACCTTACCAAATCTGCCTGTATGTGTTGCAGTGTTAGTAATGATTATTGCTGCTGGGTAATCGTAGCCGTACATTTAAGACCTCTTGATAG